AATCTCTGGTTTTTCCTCCTCATAGTAAGCAGGTCTGAAAGGAAACATTACTACATCAGCATCTTGTTCGATAGCACCGGATTCCCTCAAGTCAGAAAGTAAAGGTCGCTTGTCTGCTCTCTCTTCACTTTTTCTGGATAACTGTGCTAATGCTATCACGGTAACCCCTAACTCCTTTGCCATTATTTTAAGTTGTCGGCTAATCTCCGCCACCTCTTGTTCTCTGTTTTGCTTTGTTCCTTTAAGTAGTTGCATATAGTCAATTACAACTAAGTTCAATCCGTGCTTGGCTTTGTGCAGTCTTGCTTTGCCAACAAGGTCGTAAATAGTCATCGTTGCATCATCGTCAACGTGAAACTCACCATTGAACCTCATCAGCACCCTTGCCATTCTCTCAAGGTCATCAACAGTTACTTTGCTATTTCTTATTTTGTAGTTGTGTATCTCTCCCATTGTAGCTAAGAATCTTTTTGCAAGTTCCTCTTTGCTCATCTCTAACGAAAAGAATAACACATTACCGAACTGACTTGCCTCTATTGATAGATTCATAGCCATTGCCGTTTTACCACTTCCTGGTCTACCTGCGAGAATAATAACGTTGCCTTTGTTCCAACCTCCCAAGTATTTGTCAAGGTACTTCCAACCCGTAGGCATTCCCATTCTTACATCACCTCGCTTAACACTTTCCTCTATCTCATCAACTACCTTACCTGCTATTGAAGTCATATACTCGCTTGATCTATGTATTGATAGTTGTGCATCTTGGGTTAGGTTGTTAAGGTTGGCTATTATATCAGGTAGATCTTGCTTAATGTCAAAGTTGGCAAGTGCATTCCTTAACTGTTTGGTTTTGTAGTTTACCTCAAGGTTAAAAATTATCTTTTCTGTGTGAACGTCTGTGCTAACAAGGTTGGTTGATTGAGCAATATATGTAATATGCTCTTTGAACTGACCTCCTATTGATGGAAGGTTTATCGGTTCGTTAGTTAAATACATCTCTCGCATCCTTTCAATGATAGCCCTATCCTTGCCCTCTAACCACATTGGATTGAGTTTGGTTAAGTGAACGTGAGTTCCTGGATAGGTTAGAAATATTCCTATTAGTTCTTGGTTAGTCATCGAGTGTTGCTTTCGGTGGTTTGTTCAAACTTAATGGTTTCTCTTTTGATAACCAATTTCTTGCTGCTGCTTTCCAATCCTTCATCTTGTTACGACCTACCATCCACCCATTACTCTCATAGTAATTGTGGAAACGTAAGGCATCTAAATTAGGATATTCCTTTTTGATTTGCTCAATGGTGGGTTTAACAAACCTTTTAACATTTTGATTTACATTATCATTACCATTTACATTATCATTTACATTAGGTTTCGTTTTGGTTTCGTTTAGGTTTTGCTTTGGTTTTGTTTTGGTTTCCTTTTGCTTTTTAGGACGACCTCCTTTAGTACCGTTGTCATACCTTCTAATGTTGGCATCAAGTTGTGGTTTAATAAGTGTAAAAATGGTAGACGGCAACCCTTTTAATTCAACCTCGTGTTTGTTTAATCCGTACTCAAATACTGCTTTCCAAACTTCTGCTTGGTGTGTTGGCTCAAGTTCTTTGATTGCATCGTAGAACGAGCGGTAAATTATCATTGACTCTCTCATAATAAAAAAAGGTCGAGGCAGTTAGACGTGAGAGAGACATCTAACCACACCGACCCAATATCTTTAAACTTAAAGCAACTCTCTCTTGCTTGTTGTTTACCTAACAAAGGTATTACTTTAAATTAGCATTCCTAACATATTGGCTCAACTTTTTAAAGTAGTAACGTCCAATCTGAAACAATGCAGCACCGATGATGTATAGTACAATTCCAATCGGCACAAAAATTACAGGTGTTTCCATACCACAAATATAACTATTTTTTTATTATTTCAAAATGTTTTTCAATAGTTCATTTGCAATCTCCAACTTTTCGTTAATCTCAAACTCAACATCGTGACGTTCAATCTCTGCAACGTGCAGCATCCTATCTTGTGGCATACGAGGGTCATACGATACAAAGAAACCTCTATCCAAGTCTGTGGCTAACATACCCAACTGCATTTGCCAATAGTACTCTGGGTGTACTTGCTTGAGTGAATCAGCATCTTCAATAGTGAAGTTCTTGAGATGTATACCGGAATTGAAAGGGCATTTAATTTCAACAATAGCATCCTCACTTAACCCATCTGGTGAATACCCACTTGCCTCACCATAGGGAATGAATGCAAAACTCTCACCACCATAGTAGGTAAAGTTGTTAAAGTAAGTTGTGTTAAATATGTGGAATGCATCTGCTTCATTATCCTTACCCCAATCAAGGGCTGCACCAAATGTTTCTTTACGTTGTCCGGTAAGCATCTCTGCTGCCTTTTCGTATACAAATGTTTCAGCCGTCTTAGAGAGGGCAGAACCACTCCTGGAACTGCCCATTAATTTGTGAATCTCTGATGCGGTAAAACGAGTGCCTCTCGCTTGTAGCCACTGTTCCTCACTCTGTGTAAATGTGATTTTTAATTCTTGTGTTTTCATAATTAAATCCTTTCTCATTTAACTGCTTTCAATAGTTCTAAATGTTCCTTAGCAACTGAATAGTTCCTTGTGATGTCAGCAATAGGGTTGCCCTTCTTTAAATGGTCAATCGCCTTATCCCACATCTTATGATCGGGAGTTAACGTTTCCTTTACCATCTTCTGCTTACCAACTTGTGCGGCTGCATTTCCATCGTCATCCTCTTGGTTCAAGTTAAAGATACTTGCCAGAGCATAACGCCTTGAGTAGGTGATGGCAGACCCTTGTTGTTGCGGATTGTTTAGATCTCGCATTCTTAACACTTGTTCGCTCTGCATATACTCGCCCGATTCAGCGTGGTATACGGTTGTGATTAAGGTGTCCTCGTTTGGGTGTTGGGTAACAAGTAGCCCACACTCTTGGAGGATTGGATTGATGGTGTCAAGTATAGACGTAAGGTCTGCATACTTTGATTTGAAGTGTCCATTCTCGGCACTCTTTTTTACACTACTTACTTTCCCTTGAAATTGAAATAGTGCTTTTGTTAGGTTTGTAATGTTATCTGATGTTTTCATAATATAGGTTTTAATCCGTGATAATAAACAAGGTCGTGTAATAGGTCATAGAGGCTATGCTCGTTTAAACTATCCAAGTCCAAGTCGTAGTTTTTAATTCTGTCCTCATCTTCCTCCACAATCACATACTTCCCGAAGTCGTATAAATGTGTTAAGGTTAGTTTACATATCTCCTCGATGTCGTAAACCAAAGTACAGAAGGCAGTTTCAACCTCAAGGGTTAAGCCCTCGCCTCGTTGTATAAACATATCAACTTGCATCTTCAACCTCCTTTAAAGCATAACGTAAAACCACAAGGGCTTTCTCTGATACGATACCGTCACCCTCTAAATACTTCTTGACAGTAGGCATACTGATACCAGTCGCCTTACTGACTTTCTTGACCAAGCCGTGCTTCCGCTTCAACTTAATCTCTCTTAAAATTGTTTGTATATCCATAGTCTTTTACGACCACAAATATAAAAAACTTTTTAATAATACAAAAATTATTTTTCTAATGAATCAACAATGTAACTCTCCATCCTCTCAATGAGAGTTGCAACAGTAACCTTTTGAAGTGCAGGTTGTACGAATGGTTGCTTTGGTGTACCTTTAGCCCCTATCTTACGAGCTATAACAAAGGCAAGTGATTTAGTAGCCTTAATTCTATTCTTGGCATTCTTTATCTTAAATTGCATGGTACGTTTATTCTGTATCCATTCATAGATAGATTTTATCGGTGGCATCTTACCAGGAAGTCTACCATTCTCAACATACTGCCAATATTTCTCCATCTCCACCTTTATATCAAACCCTGCTGCCGTTGGCACTGCAAGTACAGAGATAGAACCATCTAATGCTGATGATGCGTTAGTACCATTAACACGAAGGTTAATGCGCATCTGTTGGGCAAGTTCATTACCCCAATTTTGAACTACTCCCAATAAGCTATCATCCTCAACCGGGTTGAAGTTAGCAAAACTTTCGCCTAATTGATCAAGAGTTTTATTAGCCATTTAGTTTAGATTCAGCGTAGTCGTAAAAGTCCTCCATTCTATTCATCCACCCTCTACCAAAGTCAGCAAATGATTTCAACGATTTTAAAAAGTGTATACGGTGGATATAGCACCCATCAAATACGTATCTCTCTCCTTTAGCCTCTATAAGCCCATTTAAGGCACTCAAAGTCATTTTCCCTATAATACCATCAACTTCTAAATTAAAGCCCTCAGAACGCAAATAATACTGCAACTGACGTGATGCACCACCTACTCCACTACCCCACGCAAAGTCTGCCCAAAATTCTGCAATCAAATCTGATTCGATTCTATCGGCTTTAACACCGTACCAATACAACTCATACATCCCTAACCAATCCTCTTTTGACATAGCATAGAAACGCTTGATTGATGATTCACTTGAACCGTGCTTAGCCCTCCAGGCAGCCCACGTTATTCCTTTATTAGTATGAACGCCTGAGCCATCAGGCACACAGTTAGCACTTGCACTATCTTTAACGTGCTTGGATAGTCCACCCTCCCATTTGAGGATATAGTCAATGTTACAATTTTTGATATTTCCCATCTTGTTGTTTGATTTCTTTTTGTAAACGTTTAAGATACCACTCTGCTTTTTGCAAGTCTTCAACTCCGTTCTTACGATTATACCGCCACATATACTTAATAGAATTGCCCCTAAGATAACCTTTAAATTCTTCATAACTCATTTGTGCTTTAATACATTCGATGCACTCTATCTCTCCTTGATAGTGTGCTGGTGAATTGATTACATCCATAAATTTTTAAACTCCTCTAATGGCAAATCTATTAAAAATCCGTGACCTTCACAATAAACGTGAGTCATTTCATAAAACTCTGAGCAACCAATAACCTTGTCCAAGTCCAGGTAACCATCAACGATTATCTCAACTGTATCAGCATCCATCTCAATCCCAATCTGTCGGTAGATAGGGTCGGTCTGCTCTTCTCTAAATACAAAACTTACCGGTACTTTCATCGTGTTTTATATGTAAACGCATTAACTTTCATTTCCTCACTCTTGTCTTTTACTTTTCTCTCGGGGTGTAACTCTAACCAACGACCGCCTAAAGGTTTGGGACTTGCCCCCCTCTCCACATGCCAACCACCTTTACCCTCGTTATATTCCTCTTTGTATGTTGCCGTTCTAACCATCAGAATATCCTTGAGCCATACTTTGTTTTGACTCAACCTCTCAACCGTATAGGTCAACTCGTGATCTTCGTGAACGTGTCCCATCCATATCATATCAGCACCTTCTACCATTGTAGACATTCGGTTAAACTGAATCGTTCCCTTTGTTACTGGTCCACCTCCTCCAGAGCCGTGAAAATACTTTATAGCAAATCGTGTCCTACCCTCTCCCGTGTTACGTTGGAACCTATAAACAATCCACCCACCATAACCACCAACCTCAACTTGTGTACCATTTAAAGAATTAAGACCATAAACAAAGCGTTCAATAACATCTGTTTCTTGTCTTTTTAAAATATTGGTTTCGTGGTTACCATAGCCCACAACCTTAATCAAATGAGCATAAGGGCTAAACCATTGGACTGCATCATTAACAACTGCATCAAGGTAGTTTGCTTTGTTGTGTTCGGGTCTGATGTCGTTTTTGTTTTTACGAGGATCGTAAGCACCTTGCATTAAGCAGAAGGTATCTCCATTGAGCAGTACGTCTGCACCTATTTGTTTGGCTTCATCAAGATGACGTTTAAGCAGGTCACGTTGGCACTTAGGGTTATCCCAATGTATGTCTGATAATAAAAGGACTTTCTTAGGTTCCCACTGGTTGTCGATAAGGTGTACATTTGTTTTCATAGTATTATAGCCAAGATTAAAATAGCCGATGTCATAAATGAATAGTTGCGGTATCTTTTGACCTTGACTTGTTGTTCATTGTTTGCGAATATAAGAGTATTTATTAACTCCTCTTGTCTGTGTATAGTAGATGAGTCACTTTTGGCTAATTGGATATATAGCTTTTGCTTTTGGCGACATTCGTGTAACTCAATCAACCTCTCATTTATTTCCTTGATCGTGCTGTCGGAGTATTGAGAGTAGACTCTCTGTGGTGTTAATGCTGCTAATACTATCAGAGTAAACGTTGCGAATGGAATCAATTTCTTTGTCAACTGCATAGATTTCTCTAATTATAATAACCCTACTGGTATCAGGTCGGTATGTCGCAATACGATTCGAGGTATGGTGTATTGATAACAAAATCGATAGCGTGACCACCCACAACATCAGTTTTAGAATCGTAGAAAGGTTCAGCAGTTCCGCTAACCGTGATTTCAAAGTCTGCATCACTTATATTTCTTTTTAAAAGGGTTACTATATCAATTATAATCCCTGCACTATCACTCAACACCTCGATAGTATTTGAACTGCTCTCAAAGGTTCTATCCATTACCATCATAGCAAACTGATAGGAAACCAATCTCTGATCGGTGTTAAATGTAAAGCCGTTTGGCACTAACCAAACAATAGGGTAATACTTAACCTCATCAACTGCAAAGTCAAAGTCAGCCCCTACTGCGAATTTTCCCACCATCTTGTGAGATTCGGCTTGGGTTTTTATCTTGTCGATTATCTGGTTTAGCGTCATACTGTTTTAGTTTCTGTTCGTTCTTCAAACGCCATTTATTCTTAGTTATCTTCTGGGAAGTCATAGTTGTAGAAACAATCGTCATCTCCACCTGGTAGATACATACCTCCAAAGAAAGCAGTATTGTGTGGTCTGATAACATCGAAACCACTTCCAGGATTCAAATATAACGGATAGTCTGTTGGGTTTTCTTTTAGGTAATCTCTTAATCTCTCAGCGTAATACTCTGCTTTATCTCTGTATCGCTTCTCAATCATTGTCAACTCCTCTGTGGTGATAGGTGTTGCATTCTCGCTATTCCTTGATGCCACACTCTTATTCATAAACTTAAAGGTCAAAGGTAGCATTGATTCAACCAACGTATAGTACTTTAAACAAGGTGCTATGTAGGAATCTATCAAGGTTGTATTTAAAGCCGTTAAAGTACCGTTATATGCCTGATTCAACACCTCATCGTAAACACCACTTCCAACGATGTCACGGATGTATATTTCTTGTGCCTCTTTGATTGCCGATTTAAGCAACTTATCGTCAAGGTTTTCGTTTAAAGGTGTGTTGTCCTTTAAATATGTGGTCGATATGAAATAAATAAAATTAGCCATTGATTTTACGTCTTACAAGTTTAGCCTGCCAATAGTGTCTGCAGTATGGAACGTGAGTGTTTGTTCCTTTGATAGTCATCCAACCACCTCTTCTCCTCCATACATATTGAGAATCATTGTGTAATATTCTACCCATCTCTTCAATATCCTCTCTGGTGTATAGTCTGTTGAATCCAACAATCTGTCTGCAAAAATCTCTTGAGGTTTCAATTATTTTATCTCCAGAGATTCCCGGTGCTTTCTCGTATGAATACATTGAAAGTATCTCTGTTTGAATGCCATTCTTTTTTAACTCGTTCAAACCTTTGTTTGTTGTGTTTAACTTGTTATCCAAAAGTCCGTCATCTATTAGTTTAGCAACCTCCTCCTGGATTTTTTGTGAATCTGCCTTAATGTTGGCAATAATATCACCCATTCCATATTTTTTGTTGCTATTCAATAATTGAAGTATCATTATCCCAAGAGTAGATGCAAAGTCAAAGGTAACCTCTTCAAACTCATCTCCACTAACTCCGAATTGTTGAAATACCTCAATATCTCTATCATCATCCCAACCGAATGGGTTTTGACTTGACATCTCTTGTTTACTACTCATTCCTAATTCAAGTCTTGCCTCTTCTCTATCGATCAACCCCTTCTCAAATAAAGTCACATAGTCTAACCCGATAGGTGGTCTATTCTTGGTTATAAGTTTAACCGGTGCAATATATTTAAAGATAGAACTCAATGCCCTATCCATCTGTGCTTGTCTTGGCTCTACATAGGAAACCTGGAATGACTCGTATGCCTCTATCATCTCATTACGACCTCCTAACTGCCCCTCTGTTTTAATACCGAACAACATCGGACTTGTAACCCTATGACCACTAAATATCTCCTCTTGTACTTGCTGATTTAGTTGCATAAAGAGTTTGTCAAAGTCAGAAGGTGCAAGGTTGTCTATTGTGGATGGTGTTTCGTTAGGGTCGTTAAATTGGATTATAACGCTTCCTGCATTGTCAGAACCCGTAAAGTTATCCTTGAATCGTTTTATGGTCTTACGTGCCTCCTCTGGAGTTGGTATGCCCTTAAATAACTGCACTAACGTCTGTGCTGAGAAACCACTCTTGATACTATTTAAATGAAAGTTAGCAATCTCAGTATCTATCTCTACATATTTAAGTGCTGCAACGTAAACCGGCAAAGGATATTCCTCTTGACCTGCACGATACATTTTAAAGCAGTATACTTGTTTGTTTTCACGAGTCGTTGGATTCCATTGTGGGTAGTATTGAACCTCACAACGTCTATTGCCCCAATCTTCGCTATAAGCATAACCACCATCAATAGCAACCCTTACATTTTGGAAAGGTAAATGATAGATTTCAGCAATTGAAGTCTTTGCCTTGTTCCAGATTATCTCCAAAGCGAAACCATCAAACAACTCAAGGTCATTTGCAATTTTGGTTTTAAGGGAATCAAAGTCCTCATAAGCATTGATATTAGATAGATAGTCTTGTGCTTTAGCAATATCCTCTGTGTTCTGACCAACTATCTCAGTCTTATCTCCAGCTAAATACGCTGCCTTTTGAGTGATAATAGCGGAGTGCTTTGGTGACTTGTTAAACAACTCGATCAAACCCATCGGGTATAGGTTGTCATCCCCAAAGGTGATAATACCCTTGCTTCTGTTCTCTTTGAACGTTGGCAGTTTTGACTCTGCTAAATTTATCCTAACGAAATTACTTTCCATTTTTTACAAAGGTGTTATAGTGGAATATAGATGCCCAAGTGAATAGACTCGCATATCCTACGTTTATTATTATCTCTGGAATCGGTGGGTATTGTGCCACCAAAACATTGTACAACGAACCCAATGAAGGGATACTTAAACCAATCCTCAATAACCATTGCTCAACTAAATTCAAACGAGCAATCGCTTTAACCTCTCTGCCAAATACGAAAATGTAAAACAAAGTCGCATTGACAAAGATTAGGATGTTGGCTATTTCATTTATTATCTGCATCGAGTTTATCTTTAAAGAATTTCTTGCTAAACGCCTCAACACCTTTCAACCCCAAAAACCCAAGTATAAAGGCAACACCATTAGAATAGTTAGTGTCGTTTATCTTAACCAAGTCACATACGACTGGTGTTAAATAGTTAGCACTTGCTACTCCCGTTATGATTGCAAAGAAAGTCTGCTTGATGTTTTTAGTTGCACCTTTTCCTACCAATAGCAATGAACCAAAAAGCCCGGCTATGGATTGCATCACGTTTATACCTATCTCGTCTAAAAAG